TCTTCCCGGTCAGCCGGATCTGCAGGTCCTGCAGCTTCGTGTATGCGGCGAGGAACTCGCCCCCGACCGCCTCGGGCTCGAACTCGAACCGGTGCGGGCCGACCACCGCGACGTGCGGTTCGGTCCGGATCTCGAACACCTTTTCCATGGCTCACCTTTCAGGCCGCTGGTTGCCCGGCCAGCTTACCGCTTCACCGGCCGACCGGCCGCCCCCACCGGGACGACGTGCTGGGCACCGTCTGCCGCTGCGCCGCGGGGTTGTGGGTGCGGGCGGGAAGGTCGGCATCCAGGTACATGGCCGCGTAGCGGGCCGCGTCCATCGAGTGGTCGTGGACCTTCGCGGGGTGCTCGCGCGGGATGCCGTCGGCCCCGCGTTCCATCGCCCAGACGTAGCCGGTCACCTCGCCGAGGAAGCCGCGCGGCCGCTTCTGCGCATCGGCTACCAGGTCCCACCCCATGAGGGCGTCCCGGCAGACGAACAGCCGGGGCCGTCCGTCGCCCGCCGCACGCATACGGGCCGCGACGATCTGCACCCCTCGGGACACGTCCTTCTTGGCAGCCACCGTGGGCATGCCGATATGCCGCGTGAAGGTGGCCCGGTCCTCGGCATCGTGGTCCGCCACGATGGCGTCCGGCCGGTAGCCCGTCAGCTCTTTGATCCGCTTGGCGAAGTCCTCTACCAGCTGCTGTGTCTGGTGCAGCTCGCGGTTGAGGTACATGCGGCCGTCGCCGTCGACCAGCCATTCCTGCCAGACGGCGGGGTTCGAGTACCCCCAGTCGATCGACCAGATGATCCTGCAGTCGTCCGGGTTCGGCATCTCGCTGCGCGACAGGACGTTGACGTCGTCGCGCCACGTGTCGTAGACCATGCCTTCCGCGGCGACCCACAGGCCGTCCCGGTAGCGCATCTTCCGGACGCCGGTCAGCCCGGACAGGAACCCGAGATAGTCAAGCCCTGACTCGGTCCATGTCCCGTCGCTGTTGCAGAGGTACGGGTTGTCCTCGTGCTTCGACGTGTACAGCCGCAGCGGGTTGTCCGGTGAGTCGGCCCGTTCCTTCAGCCAGTGCTTAGGATGGTCCGGGTTGCAGGCCGAGACGATCTGGCGGTAGGTGTCTGCCGAGCCGCGCAGACGGGTGAGCAGCGTCTCGTATGCGACCACCGAGACCTGGTTGGCCTCATCGATCAGCACCCGGTCCAGCGACATGGACAGAACTTTGCCGGGGTTGTCCATCCCGCCCGGCATGATCATGCTGCCGTTGGCGTAGCGGTAGCCCGCGGGCTTGCTGGCCGAGCCGCCGAACCACTTGACCTTCCCGGACGCGAGCTCTTCCTTGGCTACGAACTGCTCGAAGGCAACCAGGGTGGACGCGGTCAGCGAAGCGTGCGTCTGCCGCACGATCAGTGCCTGCAGACCGCGCACCCGGCTGGCGTCCGCGTGCAGCTTCATCAGTGCTGCAACTGTCTTCCCGGTACCGGCCGCGCCGACGATCAGCGCTTCCTTGCCCTGGTCGCGCATGAGGTCCGCGGCTGCGCCCCGGACGACGAAGTCACGCACGCGGCCGGTCCTCGAAGATGATGCGGATGCCGCCGCCGCTGGCGTCCGTGTCGTCTTCCTTCGGCGCCCCGACGCCGTTCAGCTTGTTGATCGACTCGACCAGGCGGCGGGCTTCGTCCACGGCGCGCAGCCGGACCGCGCGGTCGTCAGCGTTCAGCTCGTTGCCGTCCTGGTCGTAGACGGTCGGGGCTTCCTCGGTGATCATCTTGACGGACTCGCCGTACAGGTGGGCGAGGCGCAGGTTAGCTTCGTCGCGGTACTGGTCCGCAGTCATCTCGGCCCGCATGGTGGCCGCCGCCATGGCGTTGCCCACGGCCCGCAAGGCGGCGGCCGGGCTGTCGAACCCACAGGCACCTGCGACCTCGGGCCAGTGCGCACCGTCGCGCCGCATGCGGATGGCCCGGTCCAGGTTCACCTGGACCACCAGGTCATCGGCGATGTTGTCGGCCACGGGGGCCCCCTTCCGTCGACCACCAGGGTATCCGGCCGGATGCAGCTGAGCCCCCGCGAGAGTCAGGTCTCGCGGGGGCTCAGCCACGCAACCACCCGACAGGCACCACCGGGACCGGGGCGGACAGGCCCAGGGTACCACCGGCGGACGGCGCGGCACCGCCCCCGGCCGGGACGGTGGACGGGGGCGGTGCCGGAACAGCGGAAGGCAAGAGCCACTCTACCGTGATGCATGTCATGATCAGACCCGCTGGCGTGGTGCAACCACACCATGGTATGGGGTACAGTTGAATGGCAACCACAGGAACCGCTACCCGAGGCGGAAGCCATGGCATTCGAGCCGTACCCGAGCAAGAGGAACGATCCCGACTGGTCAGAATTCGCAGACGCTCACGACCTCGCCCGGCAGCCCCGGCCGGTGGCCCCCGCCACCCCGCTGCCCGAGCTGGACGTGAACGCCATGATCCGGCTGGTCGAACAGACGCAGCGCGTCCAGTCGGCCATTCACGAACCCGAGCGCGAGAAGCTGCCGTGGTGGGCCAAGCACCACTCGGCCAAGACCGTCTACTGGACGGTGGCCGTCCCGACCCTGGTGTCCGGCTGCGCCAACATCGCTGCGCACGAGTGGGGCGCCACCGGCCCGGCCGTCACCGGGGGTCTGGTGTCCGCCGCTTCCATGGGCCTCGGTGTCCTGGGCCTCAACAACAAGTGGCGCAGCCAGGGGCTGGCCGTCATGCTCGCCGGTGTGGTGGGCGGCGCGGCCTGGTCCGCGGCGGCGGCCGGTGGCGGCTGGACCGAGGTGATGGCGTGGCTGGCCTCGGCCGGTGCGACGCTCGGGTTCAAGCTCGTCTGGAACCGGAAGCACGCCGAGTCGAAGGCCAAGGTCGCTCTGACCGAGGCAAAGGTCCGGACCGAGATGGCCAAGGGCGACGCGGTCAAGTCTGCCTCGGCCATCCGCGACAGCCTCGGGCTGATGCGGCTGCAGCAGATGCAGCGCGACGCCCTGGCGGCCGCTGCGCCCGCGTTGCAGGGTGCGACGCCGGAAGAGAGCGCGCTGCGACGCGCGGTGTGGGACGTCTTCCAGGTTGAGCTGTACAGCTGCAACGTGCGCTACACCCGTACCGGCTGGGTCGCAACGGTCGGCCTGCCCGTCTCGCTGTCGCGCAACGTGGCACACGCCGCGTGGGACAAGGTCTGCAGCGCGTTGCGCGCCGACGGCCGGTTCGTCATCACGGACGGCCGCCTCAGCAACGAGCTGGAAGTCAAGTTCCTTGACAACACGAAGGTCAACCGCGACCCCATGCCGTGGGACGTGTCGGTCATGCCGGACAACCGGGGCGGCCTCATGAGCATCGGCGTCAACACCGAGACCGGCGAGCCGGTGCACGTTCAGTTCGATGAGCGGCTTCTCGTCTGCGGCGCCTCGGGCACGGGCAAGTCCTGGTCCACCCGGCCGATGCTGGCCCACGCGCACCTGAACGGCGACCTGATCATGATCGACGGCAAGGGCGAGGAAGCCAACGTGTGGCGCAGCGCGTGCCGGGTGGCTGTTGAAGCCGAAGAGATCGAGCAGGCCATCGACGCGGCGCACGCCGAGATGAACGAGCGCAAGCAGATCATGTCCGTCCGCGGCATCTCGGTGTGGGACGGCCCGCAGCTCACCGTGTTCGTGGATGAGAACCAGGTCGTACTGTCCGTGATCAGCGCGGACAAGGGGCGGCTGCAGCGCTACCGCGAGCTGAGCAGCCTCGGCCGCTCGCGCGGCGTGGTGCTGTGGCTGGCCACGCAGAAGCCGACCATGAGCGGCACGGCGCCCGGCATCGACTCGATGATGGCGGGCAACTTCCTGAACCGGTTCTCACTGCGCGTGGCGACCGAGCAGGAAGCCCGCACCGCGCTGGACGACTGCGCCCACTACGAGCCCAACAAGATCAGCGATGACCGGGCGATGCGCGGCCACGGCTACTGGAAGGGCTACGGCTCGGCGCTCATCCGGACGTGGACGATGGACGACGCGGCCGTCCGTCGGCTGCCGGTCAGCGTCTGGACGGGTGGCAGTGAAGAGTCTCTGGACACCCGGGCGAAGCGGTACCTCGCCGCCAATCCCGACTCGTCTCAGCGGGCCGTGGCCGCCGCGCTCGGCGTCCCCGAGTCGA